ATGGACAAATGCCCGGACGTAAAGCACGCCCTCCTTGGTGAAGAAATGGCCCGGTGCGTAGCGGTTGAGCCGTTCACGTGTGGTGACCGTGTTCCAGCCCCCGGTCCTGATCGTGTAGGCAGCGGGGCCGTGCTCCATGTCGATGGTCACGATGGCCGTCTCGTGCAACACCACGTCGAAGGCAGGGGAACTGTAGTCGCCGTCCCTGAAATAGAGACGGGTGTTGTTTGCAAGGGGCTTACCCTTGTCTGCATCGCGGGCCGTCTCCATGAGATCGGTTGCTTCGTGGTAGGTCAGCATGGTGAATCTCCTCTCGTGTGTGGTGCGTTACACACCTATTGTATCAGCGTCGATTTTCGGGCCGTGAATCTCCCACCACAAACCGGGCGGTCCTCCGGCCCAGACCTCCCCGGGTTCAGGCAGGTCCGTGGGCAGCAGCCCAACTCCGAACGATGCCATGATCTCGATGACCTCTAGCTCGTGCAGGTCATGCCACCAGACGTGACCGCCGATGGCCTGTGCTCCCTGTGTGTCTACGATCAGTGTGTAACCGCTCATGTGTTGCCTTTCGTGTGATGGTGATGCCCCGGGGCCTGATCGCCCCGGGGCCTGACACCTAGAGGCCGAACTGCTCGGCCACCTCAGCCACCTTGGCCCGGGCCTCCTCGATGGAACCCTCGGCATCGCTGGCAGTGTAGCTGTCGATGTCACTCTCCAGCTGGCTGGCCTTATACTCCCAGTCCTCGATGACGGACTTCAGGGTTCCGATCTCGTCCTCGGCTGCAGACACACTTTCCAGTGCCTGCCCCAGCAGGGACTCAACGCCCTCGGGCAGCTCGGGACGGGTGAGGTCCTTGACCTGCTCGACCACGGCTGTCGTGATCGTCTCGACCACGGGTGCCAGTGCGGTTGTCAGTGCGGTGGTGACGAGTGCCTTGATCTCGTCAGTGTTGATGGTGGTGTCGCTCATGGTGTTGCTCCTCTCGTGTGTGTGGGCACTACACCCACATTTTATCAGCGGTCAGGCCGGGACTTCAACCTGCCAGTCGATGTCTCCCACGCTCGTGCCCGGTTCAGTGGGCAGCATGTCGTAGGGGACATAGATGCCAAACTCGTTGGCAATCTCTACAACCTCGTCCATGTTCAGACCCGTGTAGGTGAACGTGCGAATCGGGACGTTGATGGTCAGCGTGTAGTTGAGAATCTCCTCGCTCATGCGTTGCTCCTCGTCCGTGCGATCTGACGCTTAGACCCGTCTGCCATCTCCAGCACGATCCAGTAGATGTCCGTGAACGTCAGTGCATAGATGGCTCGGTCCCGGGCTGCCTCCGTGATTTGTCCATTCTCCGCATAGTCGCGGAGCTGGTAAGCCACGGACGTGACAGTCATGTCCTCACCCATGGTGCCACTGGCACCACCCGGGTTGATGCGAGTGATGGTGAACCGTGGGTTGAAACCCACGATGCCGGACAGCTGTATGCGAACGTCATCGGTAGTGGTGGTCATGCTGCTCCTCTCGTGTGTGCGTTCACACCCATTTTACCGGCTGGTCGGCACGTAGTTCCACTTGGCCCAGTCCTCGACCCAGTTGGTCACTCGGGTGCAGGTGGGGGCATCCAGCTGCCAGCCCCTCACGTCTCCGGCTAGGTCCAGACCCCCAGACCTGTCACGCTCAAGCAGCGTGCTCAGGTAGTAGCTGCTCACGAACTGGCCACAAGGGCCGAACTTTGCATGGTCCTGATCGAAGTCGTAGAACTCTACGACTGGCTCGGACGTGTAGTGCTCGTGGTTGGTCACGATCTGCACGAGCCACCTCTTGCCAGTTTCACTGGCGGTCACGATGCTTTCAGCGTCGATCTGATACATGGTGTTGCTCCTCTCGTGTGTGGGTGCGTTCACACCCATTTTACCGGTCCAGAAACTCGGAGCGATCCCTCACTTTGATGTGGATGTCCGGTCGAAACTGCTGCAGCTTCTCGTGTGTGCAGCTGGTCGTAGCCAGTGCGATCCCATGTGTGATCACGCCTGCCTCTTCCAGTGCGTTTCGGACATGCACTGCATGTCGGTAGTCGTCTGCAGAAATGATCACACGGGCCTTGTTTAGCTGCCTCATGGTGGTGTCCTCTCGGTCGGATGCCCGGGGCCTTATGCCCCGGGCACAGGTGTCTTCAGCTGTCGATCTCGTGACCGCAGCCGTCGCAGCAGACCAATGCGTGGCCTTCCACAAACTCGTCAAACTCCGGGCTGCCCTCCTCGTGCTCACACTCCTGATGGGCATACTCGTATGCACCGGCATACTTGTGCTCGTCCAGCGAGTAGCGGGACAGGGCTTGCAGCCCTGCATTGTTGAACCTGCCATTGTTGGCAAGCTCCTTGGACAGCCCGTTGTCAGTGGCACTGGCACATGACGGGCAGATGATCCCGCCATCGGTCAGGTAGGCAACGGTTTGGACTTGGTGAATGGTCAGCATGGTGCTCCTCTCTCACGGGTGTGCATATACACCCATTTTATCGGCTGGTCTCGGTCGATGTCAAATCTCGGGCTGGTCGCACCTGATCTCATGCAGGCGGTCATACAGGCTAGATGCATACGCTGCCTCTATGTCAGGCACGCCCCGGGCAATCTCGTTGTCGCTGAACTCACGAGACCACCATGCCTCCAGCTCCTCGTGAATCCATGCCACCTCTTCAATGCCACCCAATAGGGTGCGAACATTGATCGGAGGCCGTCTCCGGTGGGATACTACGTGCACGTGCTCAGCCTGTGCAGGTGATGGGTAGCTGACTGCAATCGTGTGCAGCTGGTCGATGGTGATGCAGTGGCATCCGTAGTCAGTGGTGTCGGTCATCCCTGTGGTCGCTCCTCTTCGTCGTCGTCAATGAGCAGGCTATCCCAGTCATCCGGGTCCCCGCCCTCGTGGCCATGGTCATACCAGTCGCCGTGATTCATCGGTGGCTCCTCTCTCGTGTGTGTGCATATACCCACATTTTAGCTGGTCGATCTCGGCCCTGTCAAACTGGCACCGTCCGATCCTCCCACGGGCCTGCAAACGGGCCTCAGCTGCACGCTCCGGCCTGTTTCCGGGCTGTAGCAGCTTCCCCTCCTCCCTGCCCCTTCCTTCCTGCCAGAGGCAGAGAATGGACAAATCGATCGGCAGCATCAGGGCAGCGCAAAGCGGGCCGGGCATACACCCGACCCGCTAGGCCCTGCCATCTGACCTCCGGTCAGCAGTCGCGGTAGACCTCGACCGGATGGTCGGCCGACAGCTCCAGCACCCACGGGCCTTCGGAGAAGGCGACCCAGAGCAGGACGCTGTGGCGATCCTGCAGGACGTGAACGTCCTCGATGATGTAACGCTCCCCATCCAGAGGGGAGATCAGGGTATCCCCTGCGTCGATCTGGTCAGCCCAGACCTCGATGCAGTGACACGTAGTGTCGATGTCGGTGGTGATGTCGCTCATGTGGTGTCCCTTCGGTGGTGAGGTCCGACCTCTTCGGCCCTCGTCTGCAGGGGAACATGACAGGTCAGGTCAGCCCTGTCAAGTGGTGCCGCCAAAGTTTCTCGGTTTGACCTCGGGTTTTCGGCATGACAGCAGGGATTGAGAGGGCCTGAAAAAATCGTGAATCCGGGCCTCTCCCACGTGCTCAGGTAGGGCGTTAGCAGCCCTCGGGACAGGTGGCTGATCAGGTTGGTCAGGCGGTCGATCCCGACGGGTCAGGCAGGCCCCCCGGGAGGTGGTCAGGCCGACCCCCCGTCAGGCAGGCACGCGCAGGGGGGGAGGGGGGCGCGATCATGTGATGTGTGTATGGATGTTTATATGTAGGCTCCACCAGCGCACCAAACACCCCCCACGCGAACCGGAGTCCCGGCAGACGGCCAGATAACCCAGCCCCTACAGGCGACCCTCTATGAACAGCGAAGTCGCCTAGTTGTCTCCGGCAGACGAGCTGTGAATACGATGTCTAGTTGTCTCAGTAGGATTCCCCCTATGGAAAACATCAAGACACCTGACGGGACTCCGATGACCCCCGCCCAAAAAATCGTGGAAGACCACCAAGCCCCCCTGCTGGCCGAAGTAGCCGCAGCGGCAGCCGACTACCGAAAAGACAAAAACGGCTCTCAGAAGACCGCACAGAGGCTCCACCGGGCCGTTGTAGCCGCCCGGCAGTCAGGCATTACTGAGCCAGTCATTCTTTCGGCAATCGCAAAATGATTTCCGACTTAGACGTTCTGTATGCGGGGTTGCTCGTGGCCTTCTTTATGACCATGCTGTTATCCGCGATGATCGGTAAACCTCCATACCGTTGATCCCGGTTCGTCTAACGGCAAGACGCTGGGTTTTGGTCCCAGATATCGAGGTTCGAATCCTTGACCGGGAGTAGCTACCGCTATAAGCATTGCTGGGGAGTGCTGGAAGATTCTCGACTGAAGATCAAATGGGTCAGCCTTACTGAGGCTCAGGCCCTGCTGGAGGTGGCTAGGCCCGGCGCTAAAGTCGTCAAACTAAAAACAGAGGCCCCGGCGGGAGGGGTTCCGCCAGAGCCTCTGTGAGCAACGACCGCGCCCTGTTGCCCTTGACGCGGGTGCTACGATGGGTTTGGGAGTAACCCGATCATGGTTGAAGCCTAACGTATATAGGGGCGTAAAGCAACCAGTAGTCGTCCGTTAGAGGGACCAGTCCTCCTATTCGCTAGATACCGACCCGCCCCAGTTGCCCTCACAAGCAAGGCAGGCCGGGGGGAGTGATAACGCTGGGCCTAGCCACGCTTGACCCCCGGTAGCGAGTGCCGATGGCCTTTCATCGTGGACCGCATAACTGTCCCCCCAACAGGGGGCAGTGTGCCTCCAACCAGTTCAAGCGTGTCCCGCATCTCCCGGCATCAGACTTGACACCTGTTATAGGATTCGTTTATCCCAATACACCAACACAAAGGGGAAACATGGGGAAAGAACCACGATTTCTTGATGGTCCGAAGTTCACTAAATGGCTGACTGAGGTCGAGCAAGTAAACGTCTTGCATCTGACTGAATCTCAAAAGCGCAGATGGCGAGACTGGACATTGGGCCAAAGAGCTGATCTTTACTCGTCTGCCGTAGATCGAATCTTGACCGATCACTACATAGCCATCAGGCTCATACCTGATGACTGCTGGTCAGAAAACCAGCTCTCGCGCAATGAAGGTCAAAAGCATCTTCCGCCCAAGGAACAGAAGGCCCGGCGAGAAGAAGGCCGCTTGCTGCTGCGTGCTGGCCTTCACGTAGACAGGATTGCCGAACAACTTGACGTTTCCCCGACTACGGTCAGAAACTGGCGCAGAAAGATGCGTAAAGAAGATGCCCTTGACATGGCAGATACGATTGCTGCATGAAAGGACAATCAGACAAGGATCGGATTCTGGAGCTGCTGCTGAACCAAGGGGAAGTAGATACCTACTCCCTGCGGATCAATGGATTCTCTGGCAACCCTTCCCAACGCATCCGTGAAATCAAGGACATGGGCTACGACATTGAAACTGAGCGGTTCACTCGTTCAGACGGTCGTAGGTATGCTCGCTACAAGCTGATCACCGAAAGACAGCTTACGCTCATGGAAATCTTGTAGCTTGTGAGAGTGTCTTCACCGGTCAAAGTTGCAAAAGACAAGATTGACCTGCTTCCTGCGCACAAGCGGGACAGGGCTATCAAGGCGATCAAAGACCTAGAAGATTCCCTCAAAGCAAATCCGCTACTGCGTTACAACAATCCAGCGTTCGGGCCTATCCACCTGAAGCAAATGGCGTTTCATGGTTTTACGACTCGGCGCAAAGCTTTTATCGGTGGCAACCAGTCGGGCAAAACAACCTCCGGCATCATTGACGACATTGTTCAAGGCATCGACGCTGACATGGTGCCCGAACACCTCAAGCAGTTCAAGCGTTTTCGCCCGCCGTTTCGCTGCCGCATAGCGGCACAGGGCCGCGAAGAAATCGAGGATTTCGTTTTCGAAAAACTGCAGGAGTGGATACCTCCAAATCAGCTCATTGGCGATAACTGGAAAAGCGCCTACGACAAGCAGCACCACATCTTGCACCTCAAGAACGGCACGTATTACCAGTTCAAGACCTACCAGCAGGAAGCTCAGCAGTGGGGAGGATCGACCCTAGACCGCGTGCACATGGACGAGGAACCGGGCCGCATCCACCTGCAGGAAGCCCGGCTGCGCGTTATGCGCCGCGAAGGAGATTTGCTATTCACCATGACTCCCGTCGAAGGACTCACCCACATGTTTGACGAGTTCGAAGCGGCAATGGAGTTGGCTGAAAAAGAGGGAGGAGTTATCGAAGACGACGGGCTGGGCCTTTGCATCGTCCACATGGACGACAACCCGTGGCTCTCCGAAGAGGCTAAAAAGGAAGCTCTCAGGGGTCTCACCAAGGAGGAGCGACTGGCCCGCGAACAAGGTAAGTTCGTCGCCCTCTCCGGCTTGATCTATCCAGATTTCGACCGCGAACGACACGTCATTCCAGCGTTGCATGAGCTGCCAGAGAACGTCAATGTGATTGTCTCTATCGACCCGGGCATCCGGCACGCTTGCGCAGTCGGCTGGTATTACCTGACTCCAGACGACAAAATGGTCATGTTCCAAGAGGGCTATTTCAAGGACATGACGATTCAACAAGTCTGTGAGGAGATTCACCGCACTAACGCTCATTACAACTGCGAGCCTATCTATTACGTGATCGATCCGGCAGCGCGTAACCGTAACTCTCAAACGGGTCGCTCTGATCAATCGGAGTTTGCCGACCATGGCATTGTCACGATCCCGGGCCAGAACTCTGTGACCGCAGGAATCAACCGCGTCAAAGAACGTTTCCAGAACGACAGGTTTTACGTCACTGAAGAGTGCACCAACTTTCTCAAAGAGATTCGGACCTACCGATGGAGGAAACCGCCCCGTCACGGCGAAGATGAAGGCAAGCCGGTGCCGGTCAAGGCACACGACCACCTTATGGATGCCACGCGCCTTGCAGTTATGTCCCGGCCCTACCTCCCCGAAGAGTTCCAGAACACCTACGAGCCGTTTACTGAACGTCTTGCCCGGCAGCACCATGAAGCGATTGCAAAACCACCCGAGCCAATCGCATAACTGGTAACCTTTTTCTGACCAGTTCCCTACTTGGAGAATCCATGGCTGCAACTAACGAAGTCGTTTACACCGAAGCGCAGACAGAAGCGATGATGGATGACACGACCCTGAACCCGTCACGGACGGAGAAGCGGGGCGAGGTGAACATCACGCTCGTGTTCGATGGCGTTGCCATCAACCCGGCTGCGATCTTCGATGCGATCAAGACGCTTGGAACCGCCCAGACCGACAAGGTTCCCTACGGCGGAAACTACAACTTCATCATTTCCTAATGGCTGGCCCCGGTCCTTACGGGAACAAAAAGTGGAAGGCCAAGGCTGATAGCCTTGCCAAGAAGCGCGGCGGTCAATGGGTTTGCTTTGAGGATGGTTCCTGCCGTCGCAAAGGCAAGGCCCCATCGTTCCCCAAACCAACCCCTTTGCCCAAGCCAATAAGGCTGACCTAGCCATATCCGCCTATCCTGTATAGGATGTAGGTATGAAACTTTGTGGAAATGATCTACCCATAGTTTGCGCAGTGTGCCTGCAGCCCCCGATGGCGTTCAACCCGCGCCCGGAGTTTGTCGATTTTGGATCGGCATTTGATGGCCCTGTGATCGATGACCCGAATGCAGAAGGCAATCAAGTCTATATAGACAAGATTGTTGTCTGTGAGCATTGCGTCAAGCAGGCAGCGCGGCTCCTGAATCTCGATGATGTGTCAAAGCACATGGCCGAGAACGAAACCCTTGCAGAGGAGATCACTCAGCTTGACCAAGAAATCGTCAAGAAAGATAAGGCGATTGCTGACCTGACCCACACCGTTGGCACTCTCTTGGATCACCCTGTCAAGCGACCAGCTGGAAGGCCGCAACTCAGAGGACCAGAAACCCACGAAGAAGAAATCAAGGACCTGCGCTCCTCGCGTGCCCGTGCAAACAAAGTGAGCAAGGCCAAGAAGAAGGCTTCGAATGGCTCTAACGGCCAGTGAAACATTTGGAACGATAGTCCCGGGCTTTGTAACTGACCTCGACGGCAACCTTGCTGTCACTACAACCACCACTGGCGCAACTTACGGAGTTGTCCCGGGTTTTGTAACAGACCCGGACGGTCGGTTGATCATTGAAGTTGATCCTGCTGAAGCTGAGTGGGATGGGGGGTTTTTGCGCACAGCAGCTGGCTATCTTGCCGTAACTGTTGAAACTTCCCCAAGCTATGGGATCGTCCCCGGCTTTGCCACCAACCTTGAAGGGTATCTTTGTGTGGACACAGCAGATTCCCCTGAATGGATTACGGGCTTTCTGCGCAACGCCAACCAAGAACTAGCAGTAGTGGGAGCCTAATGACCGCCATCGTTTTTGCTGTAGCCGCAGTAATCATCATTGCCGCATTTCTTTACGTGCTGGCAGCTGTTATCGCTGAAAGCCACTCGGAACGTGATGCAGTGTCGGCGTATTTTACCGAGCTGCTTATCACCGCAGAAATGCAAATGCAGCAAGAGCGCGAAGCCTACATTCAGGAACGCAACAGCCTGCTTGAGCGCATTCAAAGGCCAGAGTTCACACCGCCCACTCCTTTTGCAGGACCAGCTATTGTCAGTGACGAAATCCAAGATGATCTCCACCTTGTGGGCACAATCAAGGATACTGATAGCCCCCCTCCCCCTGACGAAGCTGCCTAATGGACATTGGAGACCTGAATCGCAAGTATGACCAAGCCAAATCGGCTCGCATTGTGCATGAGCCGGATTGGATGCTCAATCGTGCGTTCTATTCGGGCCTTCAGTGGGTCATGTATGCAGGAGGACGAGTTGCCCGGCCCAAGATTGATCCTCGACGGCAGCTAGTCACCGATAACCGCATCACAGCTGTTGTGACAAGCCGGGTGTCGCGGAAGACCAAGAACCGTCCCATGTTTGCGGCAACCCCACAGGGAGCCGACGATTCGGCTATTGATGCTGCCCGGGTTGCAGAGCGCGTGCTTGAAAACGACTGGGTAGAGCTTCGCTTGCAAAGCAAACTGTTTGCTGCATTGCTTTGGGCAGACATTTGTGCCAATGGGTTCCTCAAGATTTTCTGGGATAAGACCCTTGGCGAGAAGACTCAGTATCTGGCCGGGCCTGATGGTCCTCTGATGAACCCGGAAGACGACACGCCCCTCAAACCTGACGAGATTGAGCTATTGCCGCCAGAAATGCTTGCTGATCAGGAGTTTATGTCGCAAGTTAGGACCGAAGAGGTAGCTCAAGGCGACATTGCCGTAGAGGTAATGAGTGTCTTTGAAATGTTCCCCGACCCGTTGGCCACCTCCATGGATGACATCGAGTGGATGGTTGAAGAAAAGGTTCGGTCGGTCGAATACGTCAAGCGCCGCTACCCGACAAATGCTGCTGGCGAGCCGTTTGAACCTACGCCGGACTCTGACATTCCGTCTGGTTTGTCTGAGGGATGGACGGCAGGTGGACAGGTTTTTGGAGACGGCACCGCCAACTACAGGGGTGTCAAGGTCAAGGAATACTGGTGCAAGCCCTCGTCCAAGTATCCCAAAGGATGGTGGGCAGTTTGGGCTAACGACACGCTGCTGCGTTCAGAGGTTCCGTTTGACCCCATGCCTTACGTCAAGTTTGATTCCGTCAGAGTCCCGGGCAAGTTTTGGAGCCATGCAGTAACTACCGATCTTCGCGGCCCCCAGCAAGACCTGAACATCATCCGCACTCAGATCAAGGAAAACGCTCGTAGGCTTGGCAACCCGGCGATTATGAAAAGCCGTCAGGCCAACGTGCGTTACGAGGGAACCCCGGGCGAGGTCATTGAATATGACTCAACCGTGCAAGACCCGGCCCCGCAATACCTTGAGCCGCCCTCGATTCCGCCTTACGTGGAAAACGAGGTTGTCAGGATTGAAAAGTCGATTGAGGAGATTGCGGGCATCCATGAAGTATCACGCGCAACTGTGCCTCCGGGTGTTACTGCCGCTTCTGCTATCAACCTGCTTCAAGAGGCCGACGAAACACGACTTGGCCCGGAAATCCAGCAGATGGAGCAGGCGCTTGGTGATCTTGGCACAAAAATCCTTGTGCTTCGGGCCAAATACAACACTGATCAAAGGATTATGCGCATCGCTGGCGAAGATGGCAACTGGGACATTTTTGCTTTTAGGGGAGAAATGCTTGGGCCTAACCCAAGAGTTGATGTGCAGGCGGGTTCGGCAATGCCGCGCTCCAAGGCAGCTAAACAGGCAGCAATGACCGAAGTGCTGGCTCTGATGCTTCAATACGGCGTTCCGATTGACGAGCGCAACCTGCGCAAGTTCCTCAAGGACTATGAGGTTGGCGGGCTTGACCGGCTATTCGAAGGGTTCTCCGAAGATGCCAAACAGGTCAATCGTGAAAACCGGCAACTCATTGAAGGCAACGTGGTGCCAATCAACTCATTCGATAACCATGAGTTCCACATTGCCGAACACACGGAGTTCCAAAAAACGCACAGGTATCATTACTTGCCAGAAAACACGAAGGCAATGTTTGACCTTCACGTCGCAGAACATAGGCGCTACATGATGGGCATTATCGAGCGGCAAGTGCAAACTGCAGCGCAAGAGCAAATGGCTACGCAAGATCGTGAAGTGGCGCTAAACGAAGAACAAATGGCCGTCGAAGCAGAACTCAACAACAACGGAGGCAAAAATGACAGTTCCGCCGCCTGATCCACACACGGCTAAGTTTCTTGATGCGCTTGATGCGTTCATGCAAAACCCGCCCCGAAACTTGCCAGAAGGCGCAGCAGACATGCTGAAGGAGGCCGGTCAATCTCTACGCGGTTACGGTGATTCTGGCCAGCAGTCTCCGGGCGAACGTGAGGCGCAGAAGTTCACAGACGGAACTGGTGCTCCGTATAGCCACGCCGCCAAGCACGAAGACGTTCCGTCTCCGGGTCAGCGTGAGTTTGAACGGGCAATCAAGGAAGCCCAACAGGCCGCGCAGGCCATGGCTGCACAAGCAGCTCAAAACAACGGCAACGTTGAGTGAGCAAGATTTCAAGAAGTCTCTGAGGGAATACCTTGCCTCCGGGCCTGCTAACCAAGAGTTAGTAGAGACCCTTGAAAAGCTTGAAATGGAACTAGCCTCTCCGGGCGACTGGGAGCTGGCAAAACATACGCCGGACCCCAAACCAGAAGATTAGGTAACTAACGACCTTTTTCTGTAACCTTGTGTCTTGTAATGACCAAGGGCAAGCCCATATTTGCGGCCAAGGGTGACGGCGGTCTCTACAGCCGCGTATGCGTGAGCCACAGTCGAAAGGCAACAAGTGAGTGAAGAAGCCGCACAGCCCGTAGAGGGCCAAGGCGCTGAAGCACCCGAAGGAAACGATCTTTACACATCGTTTCTTGATGGCGTTCCTACCGAAATCCACGATCAGGTAATCCCTGCCCTCAAGGCGCAGGATGCTGAGTTCACCAAGCGTTTTCAATCTCTCTCTGAGAAGACGAAGCCGTTTGAGGAAGCTGGCATCTTTGATCGCCAAGCGGAAGACGTGGCAAGCTACATGCAGCTTGCGCAGGCTCTTGAAGCCGCCCAAAGCGGTGACGAGCAGGCACAGGCAGCAGTGTATGAATGGTGGGATTCTGTTGGAGACACCATGGGCTTTTATGAAGCCAGCGAAAATGGTGACTCTGGTGACGAGTCGGAATCGTTTGTCGATGAAGACTTTGACCCTTACGACAGAAACCAACTGTCCAAGCTGCTGGCTGATCAAGTCGCAGAACAAGTCGGACCCATTGCTGAGTTCATTCAGCAACAGCAGATGACGCAACAAGAGCAACAGGCCCTTGCCGCTGCGGAAGCAGAGGTAGAGTCTCAGATTGAAGAGTTGCGTGGTCAGCACGACTTGAGTGATGATGTGCTTGGCGAAGTCCTTGAACTCGCTGAGATGTTTGTAGATTCCGACAATCCCATTCAGGCGGGCTTTGAGAAGTATCAGTCGCTTGTTGGGAAGGGTGAAGCAAACCTCTTCAGTGACAAGGTTCAGCAGCCGAACACACCGGAGGGAAGCGGCCCCGCCGCGACCACACCGGAAGCAATCACGTCTGCCAACGTCAAGGACAAGGTTCTGGAACGCCTAAACCAGCAAAAATCACTAACAGGCTAGGAGAAACCCTTGGCTACCCAGAATCTGACAACCGCCGACGCAATCCTGAAGGATTTGTATGTCGGGCCGGTTGTCGAACAGCTCAACTACAAGTCCTACATGATCGACCAGATCGAGCGTCAGTCCGAGTTCACTGTTGATCACTACGGACGCAAGGCCATCGTGCCGGTCCACAAGTCCCGAAACAGGGGCCGTGGTTCGCGTGGCGACGGCGGCGTTCTCCCCTCGGCTGGTAGACAGTCGTGGGACGACGCGATCATCCCGATCACCCGGCACTATCAGGGGATCGAACTGACCGACGCAGCCATCAAGGCCACGCAGTCCAACTCGGGCGCATTCGTGGAACTGCTGGACGCAGAGGTCAAGGGCGCGACAAAGGACATGAAGAAGGACGTAAACCGGCAGGTGTTTGGCACCGGAGACGGCCTCCTCGCTACCTTTGGAACCGCCATCACGACCGCTACCAACACCCTCACTGTGGATTCGATTCAGTATCTGCATGTCGGTGATCCGGTGGACATCCGCAGGAAGACCGATGGAACTGCTGTTACCGGCGGAACCGGGCTTGAGGTCACGGCGCTCGCCGGGTCCACTAAGACGGTCACCCTGAACACGACCATCACGACTGGCAGCATTACCGCCAGCCAGTATGGCGTTTACCTCGCGGGTTCCCGTGGGCTTGAGATGGAGGGCCTTCAGTCCATCGTCTCGACCAGCAGGACCCTGCACTCCATCAACTCGGCTACCGCAGGTAACGAGTTCTGGAACGCGCAGGTTCGTGATGTCGGAACATCTGGCACATCGGCCACTGCCGGTGAGACCTCGTTCGAACTCATTTCGGATGATGTTGGTCAGACCGGACAAGGTGACACTGAGGTGTTCATTACGACCCGTGGCATCCGCCGCAGGCTCGCTGACACCTTCCAGTCCACCAAGCGGTTCACCAACCGTGAGGCAGTCCAAATCCACGGCGGATACTCAGCCATCATGGTTGCGTCCGGCGCGGGTGAGGTCCCGGTTGTCATCGATGACGATGCTCCAAAGGGCACCGTCTTCGCCATTGACAAGTCGGCTCTCAGGTGGTTCCAACAGTGGGGTCCCGGGTTCCTTGAGTCCCCGCAGGACAGCACCGTGTTCCACCTCAAGGACGACGGCACTGGCCAGAAGGAAGCGACGTGGCAGGCATGGATGGGTTGGTATGCAACCCTCGCATGTGTCGCGCCGAACCGTCTGGGCAGGCTCCGTTACTGCACGGACGACGACGCAGGCGTAACCGCCTAAGACGGCTAGATGTGGGGTCGGGCAACTAGGCCCGGCCCCGCGTCTTTCCTTCAAGGAGACACAAAATGCCAAATCTAAATCGAATAAAGTTTCCCTACACCAAGGCGGGCATGGCTAGCTACAACCAAGCGAAGGAAAGTCTTTCGGCGGGCAAGGGTCTGTCAGCACAAAAAGCCAAAAACAAGATTACGGCGCTGCGCAAGCTGCGCAACATGTAGCATCAGCATCGTTTCGTAAACTCTAGGCCATGTCTTGGACTGGAGAAATCGAACCGGCGAGCCTTGAGCAGGTAAAACGTGGTCGCAACGGGAAACTGCACCTGATCACAGAGGATGCTGGGGGCATTGCCAAGCGCCTCAAGGAGATCGATTCTCGGTTGCATCTTCGCTACAGCGAACGTGGTGAATACTACGTCGTTTACGCACGCGAAGAAGACGACCTTCCGGGCACCGGCTACATGGTTGCTACCTATCAAGAGCTAGATGCCCGGATCATCAAAGACATCGAGCGCGTGAGATGGTTGAACGAACAGCCCGATTACTCCTACGCTGACGAGCTGGAGAAAAAGAATGCTGAAGCAGAAGCAGCTCGTGACTATGCGTTCTCCCAAAAGATTGGTGAAAACGCAGAAAAGCTTGCATGGGCGCTTCGCAAAGACTTGGGCCTGACTGACCACACTGCCTTTATCAAGGACAGCAAAAGTGAGTGAGCTTCGCATTGCCGTAGGGCTGCCTTCGGGCGGCAAGGTCCACATCCTCTGGGCGCATTCCTACGGGTCGCTGCAGTGGCCAGTATCGGCTGAGCGACACACGCTGTGTTTGGTCAAGGTGCCGATTGCTACGGCTCGGAACAATATGGCCAAAACAGCCATTGACAGGGGCTGCAAGTATCTGTTTTTTATTGACGACGATGTGCTGATTCCTAACTTTGCCCCGCGCAGGATGATTTACCTAATGGAGCAAAACGATGACTGGGACGCGCTTACCGGTGTGTATGCGACCAAGACCGCACCGCCAGAGCCGCTTTTGTTTGGCGGAGACCCGGGCAGCACTGGCACCTTTTGGGATTGGAAGATGGGAGAGATTTTCCCCGTATGGGGAGCCGGGTTGGGGTGCTGCATTATCAGGGTAGATGCCCTGAAAAAGATGGAAGAACCATGGTTTGCTTTCTCTGAGCAGTCTGACGGGATAAGCCTGTCCTCTGAAGGCGAGGACCTGTTTTTCTTCCGCAGGCTGGCAGAGCAAGGGGGCACCACGATGTGCGATGGGGCAATCATCTGTGGCCACATGGACAGAGACACCGACAAGGTGTATTCGCTCTGGAAAGACTGCAAGCCCTACAAGAACGCTCGCAAAGAGTTTTTGGATGACCCTCTGGCGGCATCTGTGCCGGAAAAAGCAATCACCTCAGTAATCTCTAACCCTGACGAGTAGAATAATCTCATGGCAGCGGTAAATGACATCGTTACCGAAGTCGTGAGCCATCAGTTCTCGCGTGCTCAATATCAGTCCTACATTGTGGGACGAATCAACGATGCGCAGGACTACATCACGCTTCAGACGGATTTTCGCGAGTTCTTTGAGAGCGAGCCTATTTCGCTGACTCCGGGCACCTCTGAATACACCCTTCCCAGTGATTTCCAGCGCCTCTACGACATCATCACGGTTAGCACCGACGAGCAGCTTCGCAAGCTTTATCAAGAACCTCTGGTCGAGCTGGAAACACGACCTCCGGCATTTGGTGATCCAACTCACTACACGATCAAGGGCAACACGCTCAAACTGTGGCCGACACCAGACGTTGCCCAAAGCATCAGCTTGCGCTACTACCGCTCAGCACAGGAAGTCAGCGAAGAAAACATGGTAGCCGTGCCGGAAGTCCCAGCCCGGTATCACCGGTTGATTGTCTCTTACTGCCTTTGGCATTGCTTTGAACGGGAGAACGATTTCAACGCGGCTCAATACCACAAGGCCCGTTTTGACGAAGACCTTATGAAGGCTCGGGGCGAAGCGCAATACGACACAGATGACTACACACAAGAAAAGCGTATTGGCGACTTTCGCACGGACCCTCTTGCACCTAATATCTGGATCGTCTAATGGCTATCGGTTCACCTGTCCTGTATTCAGATTTTTCAGGGGGAATCAATCTTGAAGCTGGCCCATATCTGGTTTCTGAGAATGAATGCCAAGATGCCCGGAACGTAACGTCTTCACCTCAAGGATCGATTGAAAAGCGCAAAGGAAGCACGATCCTTTCGCAGTTCAAAGAAACAAGCCCTCCGCACTCTCACATCATTACCGCTTCGGCGCACAGCCTGTTTGCCGCTAATACCGGCTCTCCTGTGTTGGTTGCTGCTGGACCCTATGCAGTAAACACAGCAAAAGACGCGATAATGAAAGTGGCTGGGAACGGTGCAATCACTGTCCTCAAGGACAATGCCGAACGCAACACAAGGTGGGAGTTTGTTCAAGGCCCAGAAGGTAACCACGGTGTTACAGACGAAGGGCCGATTTACGGAACAAATGGTATCGATGACCCGATCTATTGGGATGGCACCAGTAACAGCGTTGCAACGTGGACAGCTTATTCTGGAGCTTCAGCCGTTACGCCACATCCTGCTAAAAAATGCACCATTCTCCTTTACCACCTTGACAAGGTATGGGCATCAGGTGATCCTGACAACCCGGGCCGCATTTGGAGCACTGGGACAAACGCCACCACCAAACTACCCGACCCTTGCAACTGGGATACAGACTTCATTGATGACGTAGAGCCATACGACGGTGAAGCTATAACGGGGCTTGGAAAAGTTGGGCCATACCTGCTGGTTTTCAAAAACCGCAAAACCTATGTGCTTACTGACCCAAACACAGCCGCCTACCGGCCCATCTCTACAGGCGTTGGATGCGTAGCAAACCGTTCAATAGTTGAAACCATCCAAGGCACGTTTTTTCTTTCAGAAGATTTGGGCGTTTGTCTGACTGACGGAAGCAGCATACGCACGGTTTCAGACAAGATTGAACCGCTGCTTAGAGAAGTAGCCGAAAGCAGGCCGTTGGAAATCAAGAATGCAGCTGCTTGCTACTTCGAAGACTCCTACTACCTGTCGATTCCTTACGAAGATTCCAAAAACTCGATCACCCTTGAATATGACCTTGCTTCGGGTTCGTGGTGGATTCATAGTCTTGCCAGCAACCAATATGCGTTGCTTGATCCACAAAACCTTCCAAAGCTTTATTCAGCCAATGCGGCAAACCGTGAAGTGAATAGGCTATTTGTGCCAAACGTCTATTACGACGGAGATACCAGCAATCCTTACCTTTCTTATTGGCAGGGTCCTTACTGGGCGTGGGGCCAACCACACCTAAACAAACGAATCAACCAAATGCGGGTTGATGGCAAGGGAAACTGGTCGCTGTCATTGGCAGAGACGTTTGGTGATACATACCAAGAAGCAGACGGAGAAAACTGGGAAGAGGCACAAGTAAGCACAACTAAGTGGGGGATTGGTTCTGACAAGTTTGGCGACGTAAACACAGAAGGTGGCACCCCAATCACCGGACGAGCGTTTGCGCCACAGCCGGGCATCAAGCAAGTGCGCTACTACACACCCGTAGAAGGCTGGGGTAGGGCGTGGTCGTTGGAAATCTCAGATGGCGGCACCAGCAACGAAGATTTGACGATCTACTCAATCGCTGCGTTTTCACGAGCAAGAACTGATTAGAATAGGACTATGGCCCAGATCAACCCATCCCTTCCCGTTATTGGAGCTTCCGTATCGACGGAAGAGCCAAAAGTCAAGACAGCTCTTGAGCAGCTTGTCAGCACGATCAACTCGTTGGATAACGCCAACATCTCAGCCACCGCAGGGATTGTTGGTTCCAAGCTTGCCGACACGTCGATTGCTGCCGAAAAGCTGGCATCCAACTCAGTAGAAACGGCAAAGATTGCAGATGATGCTGTCACCGCTGCCAAACTCAAGGACAGCGTTGCTACTGACGCTGACAGGGCGGTTACCACAGACCACATTCGTGACGCTGCGGTCACCACAGCGAAGGTTGCTGACTCAGCAGTCACAGCGGCCAAGCTAGGCACCGGGGCTGTCACTACTGCCAAGATAGGCGCGGCACAGGTCACGGCAGAAAAACTGAGCCTGTCTATCAACACCAGCACAGGCATTAGCACGACTAACACGGGCAGCGGCCAGACGCTGATTAGCAACCTCGCAGCCATCTTGGTCCCGGGCACTTGGCTTCTGCTTGCCCAGATCAGCATAAGCCGTTCGCTATCGGCCAGTGGAATGGCAACCGCACAACTTTACAATGTCTCTGATTCTTCGGTCATGGGCGAAAAGGCTGTGTTCATGTCCGGCGATGCTTTTCGAACCGTAACCTTGGTAGGGCACATCACGAATACTTCCAGCAAGACCATCGGGGTAAGGATCGGCAGCGCCGACATCAGCGCCACTGGCGACCCGGCACCGACGATTACTGCTGTGCGACTTGGCTAATGCCTTGGAGTCCACCACATCGCACAGTCGATGATCTAGGCGCTACTCGCAACTTTGAATCGCTAGTAGAGATAATCGATGAAATCGAAGCAGACATCCCCGGGCCAACGGGTGCTACTGGCTCTACTGGACCTACTGGACCAACTGGCCCTAGCGGCGGTCCAACTGGCCCCACGGGCGCGACAGGCGCAACAGGCGCAGCGGGTAGCTCGACCAAGGCATACGCCTACTTCATCGGATAATGGCTGAAAACTTCAAAAAGGTCTACCAAGGGCAACCGGGCACAAGTGCTTCAACGCTTTACACGGTGCCTGCAGCTACGCAAACAGTCGTGCGTCACATTCGCGTTGTAAATAACGACACTAGCGACAGGACGATCAAACTGTGGCATGACGGCACTGCCGATGCAAATGTTGTGCTCCCGGCTACCACTATCAAAGCTGGCAGCTGGGCTGAGTTTGACGGAGCAATCTCTATGGAAGCAAGCGATACGCTCTCCGGGCAAGCTTCAATAGCAAGCAAGATCACGGTAACCGTTTACGGATTGGAAATCTCGTAATGGGCTGGAAGTTTTACACCCAAGAAGGCGCAGAGATAAATGCCGTTGGCCCAACCGGAGCAACAGGTGGCACCGGGCCTACGGGTCCTACCGGCCCCACTGGTTCCACGGGCGCTACCGGGGCTACCGGGCCTACCGGTCCCACCGGTTCTGTGGGCGCGACAGGTGCCACGGGCGCTACTGGTAGCACCGGCCCTACCGGCCCAACCGGTTCAACTGGGGCAGCAGGGCCTACGGGCACAGCGGGGGCAACGGGCGCAATGGGCGGGATTCCATACACATTCAGCAACAACACAGCCGATTCGCTCCCGTCCTCTGGGGCTGTCAAGTTCAACAACAGCACTGCTGGAAGCATCACAAAACTATTTATCAGCAACACAGACCAAGGCAGCAACACGCAAACTGGCTGGTATGACACTTGGGACGACAGCACCGGCACCCCGGAAGGCACCCTTATCTTTGCGACGGCCAGTAACCCGTCGATCATCTTCAATGTAACCGGCGTAACCTCTGGCACCTACTACAAAATAGATGTGACCTATGTATCGGGAACCATCCCTTCGTCGGGCAGCATTATTTCGGCGGTCTTTATCCCGAAAGGCGACTTTGGACCGACCGGCTCAACCGGAGGGACAGGGCCAACTGGTGCTACGGGGCCAACCGGTGCCGCGTCCACAGTCCCCGGTCCTACCGGACCTGCCGGAGCAACGGGCGCAGCCGGGGCCACCGGCCCTGCTGGGGCGACTGGATCAACTGGGCCAACAGGTGTTACAGGTGCTGACTCCACAGTCCCGGGTCCTACCGGTTCTACTGGTGCCACAGGCCCAACCGGGCCGACAGGTGCTGGCACAACCGGGGCGACTGGACCCACCGGGCCTACGGGACCGACCGGGCCGCAGCGTCTTTATGGCGAAAACGGAACCCCCACGGTTTCCCCCGCTAACAATGGCGACCTCTACATCGATTATGACGATGGTGGTATTTGGGCCTACGACAGCGGGGTTCCGGGTTGGGTAGATACGGGATTGAGCCTTTTTGGAGTAACCGGGGCTACCGGCGACACCGGCCCCACTGGTCCGGCAGGCCCGACCGGTGCCGCAGGCACGAACGGCGCTACCGGCGCAACGGGTCCGACCGGGCCTACGGGCGCTACTGGCACCAATGGAACAAATGGAGCCACGGGTGCGACGGGTGCCACAGGTGCGACGGGCGCGACCGGAGCCACGGGCGCAGCCGGTGATTGGTCTACCGCCCAGACGATTAGCGCCAAGACCGCCGCCTACACGCTCCTGACCGCAGACGCGGGAAAGCTCGTCACGGTGGATGCTTCCTCCGGCGTGGATATCACGGTAAACGGCTCGCTTGACCTATCCGCAGGCCAGCGGATTGACTTGGCGCAACTTGGAACCGGGCAGGTAACGGTTGTGGCATCCGGGGCTACTGTCAATGGAACGCCATCACTCAAACTCCGGGCAAGATACAGCGCAGCCACTTTGATTTGCACTGCTACCGATACCTACCTATTGGTAGGCGACCTCGCCTCTGCCTAATGCCGCAAACCGTTGGCACACTTGCGGGAGCAGTAAATGATGGAACGCTACTTGGCATGTATACATGGGGCGCTGCAGCTAATGGCAGGCTTGGTAATGGGACAACAACCCCTGATGTCACTAGCCCGACCTCCATCTATTCCTCAGAATGGAAATGCGTGGCTCAAGGCAACAACTTTCTTGCAGCAGTAAAATGGGACGGATCGTTGTGGAGCTGCGGAGCCAACAATGTGTATCAGCTTGGACAGCCCAATACTACTCAGCTGACATCGTTGACTCGCGTTGGAACCGGCAACGATTGGAGCATCGTGTCAGGGGGCGGAGGAGCAATGGGTGCAATCAAAAGAGATGGGACTCTATGGACATGCGGCAACAATGTCAACTATCGAACGGCGCAAGGAACTAACACCGGTTCTACCATAGGGATGACTCAGGTTGATTCTGACAGCGACTGGAAATATGTGTTGATGGGTTCAACAAATCTGTTTGCCATAAAGACCAACGGTGACATGTATTCGTGCGGAGCCAATCTTGCGTATGTTACGGCCCAAGGAACCAACACTGGTGAAACATCAAGTTTGACTAAGATTGGATCATCTACTTGGTCGATGGTTCACACTGGCGAAAGAGACGCAAACGGAGGAGCCGTTGCCGCCATAGGGTCAGACGGTAAAGCCTATTCATGGGGAGCAAATACTTATTACGGAACCGCGCAAGGGACAAACTCGGGAACCACCAACTCTCCAACGGAGTTCAACGCCGACACAACTTGGACTGATGTATGCTGTTGCGTTTACAACGGCAGTGGGATCAACGCTGGCAAGCTGTTTAGCTGGGGGACCAATCAGTCATACAGGACAGGGCAGGGAACCAACACCGGTTCTACTACAACAGAGACCCAAATCGGAAGCGCAACCACTTGGTCCGGAAGGTCCATAGTTCAGCAGCAGGCAGGTTACGCAATACAAAATGGCGAGCTATATTCTTGGGGCCTGAACACCAATGGCAGGACGGGGCAGGGCACGACGAGCGGTAACACTACCTCTCCAACCAAGATAGGATCAGCAACGACATGGACAACAACATCTAGCGAATCAGCTGCTGGCGCATTGACAACCAGTGGACTCGCTTTACGATAGGAGCATCAAATGACGATAGAGCTAACCCTTGAGCAAAAGCAACAAATCCTGAATGCAGAAATCGAATCTCTGAAGGTTCAAATCTTTGAGCATCAGATCAACATTGCAAAATGGACTGCTGCCACAGACGATTGGGCCAATCAGATCGCTGCTTCGGAAAAAGCTATAGCTGACCTTTCGGCTGCAATCGAAGCACTCGCTGAGCTTTCCTAGTTGCTCTCCGTTGCCCTGATAGCCAAGGATGAAGAAGAGTTCCTTGGTGCCTGCCTTGAGTCAGTCAAGGATGCTGATGAGATTGTCGTTGTAGATACAGGGTCTACCGACGCTACCGTCTCAATCGCCAGCGAATACACGGACAAAATCGTTCTTGACCAATGGCGAGATGACTTTTCTGATGCCCGGAATGTGGCCCGGGCCAACTGCACGGGCGACTGGATTTACAGCATCGATGCTGATCACATCAACCTTACACCGATTGATGACATCAAAGCTGAGATTGACCGCGTTAGCCCAGAACACTCCGTTGCTTCCGTCACAATCAACAACCACCACAAGGCAGCGTGGCTATTCCAGAACGCGCCCGACAACTACTGGGTAGGCCGGGTCCACGAGGTATTGAGTCGTATCGCAACCATCGAAACTGACATCCACCAGCAAACGAGACCCCGGGCAGAGCCAAACACCAAACGCAACCTTCGCATCCTTCAAAAGTCACCCGACACTCCGCGAACCCGGTTTTACTTGGGCCGGGAATACTTTGACCTTGGGGATTACCCGCAAACCATCCAATGGATGAAGCGGTATCTGGAGCGTCCCGCTTTCCCTGCCGAAGAAGCCGAAGCATGGCTGACTATCGCAAAAGCAGAGTGGTATCTACACCAAGGAGTAGAGGCCCGAGAAGCCTGCCTCCGGGCCATAGGAACGAACCCCGACTTTACTGAAGCTCTTCGCCTCATGGCTGAGATGACCTTTGAGCCGTGGAAATCCAAGTGGATGCACATTGCCGAAAACAGCCGCAACACAGATGTCCTTTTCAACCGATTGCCCGCACACTAGGTTAGAATCTGTGCTATGGCTCTTTTGAATAACGGCACGCCTGCCGCCCCGCCTGCTCCCGGGGTGAAAAGCATTACCGGCGTAGGCCAGCAAAACTCAAACATCAGCGCGGCGTTTTCCAATCAGCCGAACATTGCCATACCGTCTCAGCAGATTGGTGCGCCCAAGCAGCCACAGGCAAACGGCCTTGGAGGTCAAGTAGGCACGGGTTCAATGACCAAGCCTACGGTCAAGCCATCCACCAAAGCGCCAGCAAAACCCGTCAAGAAGATGATCCCGGTTTCCGGGCCTAATGCAAACTTCCAAGAAACACCAGACCCTCGGGATTCGGTCTACTGGCAGAACGCACAAGCCATAGAGGCAACCCTTGGGCCGGGCGGCACAGAGATGATTTCCCTGTTGGCTGAACAACAGCAAGCCAAACGAGCTTTCGATACAGACATTGATCGACAGGTGGAATACAACCGCAGGCGTGCGCGTGATCTTGCCGAAGCCCGCCTTGGCACTGGCTCTGCTTACAGCGGCATGGCTCGTAGAGCACAACGTGAAAACGCACAAGACTTTATGGCTGACATCGGAAACAGGCAATCCGCGTTTAGCGATGCAAACTACAACCGCAACATCAGGCGACAAGATGTCGAAAACAGGTATCTTTCCGCCTTGCGACAAGAGGAAGCTGCCGGGACCTCGCGGGTCTACGACAACATGATGGAACAGGCCAATGAATCAGGCGGGGACAGAACCTTTACACCGGACGATCCAAACGCTTCCTTTAGGCGACAGGTCAAGGGAACCACTAAGCGAATCAAGGGCCTTCGTGCAAAACTTGAAGACACAACGTCCGATAAGCAGCGGGCACGGATTGAGAAAAGGCTTGACCGTTTGAGGAAACGGCGCTCAAAACTACAAGGCAAGATTAGTGGCAACTCCTAAAGGAAACAAGCTAGGCAAGGGCCGCAAAAAGGGCGGCAGAAAGTTTTCGGGGGCGCTGTATAACCCGAACAAAATGCTTTCTGGCAAGCCGTTGGCAAACTTTGCTCGTGCCACTACTCGCATCGAGCTGCTTCCCGGCATCCGCGAAAGACAGGGCCAGCTTGCTGATAGCCGTAAAGCTCAAGCTCGCGACGTTCAAGCCCTTTCCAAAATGGGCGAACGTCTTCGTGGCGAGTCTATGGGTGTGGCTCAAAAGCTCGAAGGCTACGGGGCACAAAATCTTGCGCTGCAGCAGGGGGTTACGTCGCAGGCTCAAGCCCGGCTTTCGGCTAACGCGCAAGCTTCGACAGACAGGCTCAACCAACTGCAGAGCAGTGTGCTTGGGGAACAAATGAGTGCGTTGGCAGCGCAAAAGATTACCCCGGGTGGTTCTGCAGGCGATCAAGCGATGGCGCGGCTTGCAAGCCAACAGCAAGCTAGTAACGAGGATGCAGCTCAGTCGTGGCAAGGAATGAGTGGAGCCGCAGGTGCTAACGCTGAACGTCAATCGATCAACATGGCATCTGCGCAGCAGAACGAAGCTCAAAACCAGCAGCTGGCAATGGCTCGCAACATTGCAAGCCGTATGGCCGACACTAGGGCCGCAGGTGCAGAAGAGCGCCGGGGGCTGCGTAGAGAGCTAGGCACAATCCGGGCCACCAAGGGTGCGACCTTCCTCAAGAACCTTATGGCTGCTAGACGTGAGCAGCAACAGTTTGGTAGCGAACGTGCTCAAACCTTGGCCGCGCTGCAGCAGAACAAGGCCCAAAATGCCATCGACTGGTATGAGGCACAAACTGGCAGACTTGATCAGCAGGCCGACGCTCGCGACGGCGGCAGCAGTGGCGGCAGCAGTGATAATGACAAACTCAAGCTTGACAAGCAGGAGTGGCGCATTGCCAAAACTGCAGCAGAGCAATACCGCCAAGGCGACAAAATCACTGACTGGCAAGGCTTTATGGACAAGGTAGAATCACAGCCCGGCGTGTCTTTCAACGCGGTTGAACGTAAAAAGTTCCTCAAGCGTTACCGTAAGTGGCTTGCTAAGCAGGGTTAGTCGATAAACTGTGCCTGAATGCCCGGGCCAGTTCGATACAACCCTGACGGATCAATCAAAAAGACCCCACCGCGCAAGTGGGAAAGCGGTAAGGGTTGGTCGCGCCTTACTCCAGCTGAACAGGCAAGCCCCACATTTGCGGCAGGAACAACTAGCTCTGGTAGCAGCCGTCGCAAAAAGCGTGGTCGCAAAAAGTCTCGTCCTAAGCTTCCCAAACCTCGAAGCAATGCAAAGTTCATCTCGACAGTAGAAGAGATTGCTAAAGCATCTTCGAAGCCTAAGAAGCCCCCAACACCCAAAAAGACTGCACCCAAGCCTGAACCCAAAAAAGCACCACAAGATCGCGTATCTGTCCTCAATCGCAAGATAGGGCGTAAGCGAACCAAGATTGCGGGCCTCAACGTCAGGCAAGCAGGCGGCGATACCCTCCTGTCCGACAACACCAACCTTGTTGGCAAGCAGCAGCGGTGGCAAACCGGCATAAGCCAGTCACAAGAAAACCGGCTCAAGAAAGAAATCCGTGGGCTGCAGGGTGAGCGCAAAAAAGCTCTTGCTAGACAAAGGACCAACAACGCCGTCAGGCAATACGTCAAGGACTGGAAAGAGCAAAACCCGAAGTCATGGAAGAAGAGCCGAAAGTCAGTCAAGGGCCAGCTCAAGACTCAACAGGGTCGCAATGCCCTGCTCGCTGAAATCTACGCACAAGATGCTGCAGCAGTCAAGAAGGCGGGCGGCGATGTAACAAACGTCAAATACCTCAAGGCCCTGTCACGTCCGAACCAACTCCAGAACCGGGCACAGAAAATCGATCAAAAGCAGCAGGCGCTGCTAAAGAAGATCAACCAAGCTGAGAAGAACGGCAACATTGGCAATGCCCGCAAAATGGTGGCTCGGCTTACCAAGCTTCAAAACCGTAAGGAAGATGTCATCGACAACCTTGACGCTGCTCAAGCGCGTCGTCAAAAGGTAGTTGCCCAGATAGCCAGTAACCAAGAAAAGGGCAGAAGGCTGCGACTGCCCAGTGAGAGACAGGCTTACAAGGATGTTCGTGAAGCACCGGGCCTTGCCGAAGAGTTTGGTGCTGCTGCTATCAGTCTTGACTCATTCAAGCGGATAGTTTCGGATCAAACCAAACGGTTTTCTTCCCCCGAAGGCTTCAACAGCTTTTCCTTTGGTGCCGGGCTATCGGCCAATCTAGGTGGAGAAGACTACGAAGCATCGCCCGGCGATTACCTTGCCGCCCTACTAACAGCTGGTGGTGTCTACGGTCTTGCCCGTGGCACCATTCGTGGTGTTGCCGGTCTGCGTGCAGCCAAGACACGTTTGTCAGCTGCACAGGCTGACGAGATTGCCGCAAAGGTAGCCAAAGAAACTGGTGATGAAGTCGGCAACGCGCTGAGCGTTGCTCCCAAAATCACTAAGGAAGCTGTGCTCAAAGAAGCCGTCAGGGCATCGGCCCAGACAAGCCGCACAGCACAGGGCGCGGGCAAGACCCTCAAGAAGATTCAAGAGACCACAGCCAAGCCATGGTTCAAGAAGACCCGAAAGGTCTATCGAGCCGGAGTCCTATCTGCAGCAGTCGGTGGCGCACCCTATACCTTCCCGGCAGTAGGAGGAACCGTCAAGGGCTTTGTCGAAGACCCGCAAACAACCCTTGGAACCACAACTCGTGGTTTGATCAGCATGGTTACGTCGCCAATCGCAATCCTTGCCAACCTTGGCGTGTCTATGAACCGAGCCATAACTGGCATTGGTGCTACGGGTGAACGCAGTGACATTGATTACATCACAGCACCCGTGCAAGCCATGGCTAAAGAGTTTGCCGACGAGCTGCTGCTAATGGGCGATGTCTACCTGTCTAAGGACGTAAACAAGATCGCCAAAGCCACGCAAGAAGACTTTGGCCTACTCCCGGCGCTTGGTGCCTATTGGATGCTCAGGCCCGCCACTAGGGGGCTTGTGTCGGTGCCAACACGAGCCGTAGGCGACAAAATCAAACCGCAAAACAAGCTTGCTGATTTTGGTGGCGCTACCTTGACCCAAGCTTACGATAGATGGAAAGCTGACATGCTCAGCCGAGCCAAAATCACCACATTCAGGGCACGCATGGACACCATGTCTGAGAGGGCGTTGCAAGTGCTCACTGAAGGTTTCCATGCCAGATATATGGATTTCAACAAGAGATTCAACAACAAGCTCACTGGCACCAAGTCACCTGTGATCGAACGGCTCGACCAGATCAATAAGCGAAACGCTGAGGCCCTCGGTCAAGTTGGAGTTGAAAAGGGTTTCAAAACGGCTCGCCATGAGCTGCACGAAACCATGATGTCCTCAGACGAAGAACGCATGAGAAGCGCAGAAGAGGGCTACATCGGGGTAACCGTTGCTGACCTTGCTCTTAGTGCTCAGTCAATGGGTCTGCCGCTAAGAGCAACCCAAGCTGAACTGATCAAGTTTATTGACAACCGGATAGCCTCTTTTGAAGCATCTGCTCCAGAGCTGCTTGAGATGGACATTTTGAAACAGCTGCCAGAGCTGCTGGACGATTCTAAGCCCGAAGGACAGGCGTTCAAGGAACTGCGAGTTGAGTTCCTTGCCATGGACATCAAGGCCAAGGAGCTTGATTCAGAGGGCTACCGAACTCCAGACCCGGCTGCAGGCAAGTTCACCGACCCAGCTGTTACTGAACTACTTGTTACTGCCGAGCAACAACTAAAACCCGGCGACAGGCCCAAGCTGCGCGATGAAGAAGGCAATGAGATCAATGTGCCTTATTCAAACCCGAAAGAAAAGGGCCAGCTTAGGCGCACCGAGCAGCTGATTGCCGATGTCAAAAGCATGGCGCAAAGGACTATTGCCCGAGCCAGAGGAAAACAGGGGACAGATCGAGCAACGCTTCAACGTATGCAAGGCAAGGCAGAAAAACTTGCTGCCAAGATTGCCACGCTTGCTAACGAGCAAGACAAACTGCGCAAGAAGGCCGGAGTCACTGCTGCTGAAAAACGCAGGATGACCAAGCTTGACGAGGAAATGCAAGCAGCCGAAGCCGAGCTGTCGATGTTGCGGGAAGAAGAAATCTTCGACGCTGAAGTTACGGCCAAGGTTGCAGAAATCGATGACCGCCTTGAGACCATTGGCGAACCGCCGGTAGTCAAGGGCAAGCTCAAGCGCAAGCGCAAGGGTGCGGGCAACACCTACGAAGACAAGGGCTACCGCATCTCACAGCGCAAGCAGAAGAACGGCAAGGTCATGTGGGTTGCGTTTGCCCCTGATGGAACCGAGCTTGGCAAGACCGTGCGTAAGCGCGATGCTGACCAACTGGCAACTGAGCACCTGCAGCGACAGGAAACCAATCAAGTCAGGGAAAAGATTGAAGCCGGGACCTACGTATACAACAACCGTTACAGGATCGAGCAGCAAGGTGACGAGTGGGTTGCGCTAGACCCCGACTCGGGCCGCAAGGACTACCCGAAAAGGACTGGCGTTGAGTTTGGCGGCTCTCCTTTCAAGACTCGTAAGGGCGCTGAAAAGGCTCCATGGGCATTCAACCGGGACATGCGAGACTATGCGCGGCGCAGCCAAGAGGCAGCGCAAGCATTTGGCATCAAACGCCATCAGATTGTTCAGCAGCAGGGGCTTTGGGGCAGTGAGCCAGAACCAAGCTTTGTCACTTACCTTGGAAAGGCAGACGAAAAAGCTGCGCTTGCAGCAGCGGCAGCCCTAGGGCGGCACTACAAGCAACAAGCCATGGCTGTTTTCAGGCCGCATGATGACGGCAAAGGTGCCAAGGTAACTATTCAAGCCCCAGAATGGATGACAGATGCAGAGATTCAGGATCGCGTAGCGGCAGTATTTGACGGTCAAGATGCAGG